ATTTCGTGTGAGTCAGATGCGCTTTCGTTCGACTCGTTTTCGTTTTTTTTTCTGGACTTGGCATACTATTGCCAAACAAAGACATTATTCGATTAATCGCTTCCATATCTTCATCGAGTTGGTCGCACATATCTTCAAAGGTCCATTTAAACTCAACCTTTTCTTTTCTATGCCCATCCCTTAACGCTTCGAATATTAACATCAATGTATTCTTATAATTGAGCGTTTCAGTTCCGAGTGTTAAAATAGAAATGCCTGTTTCCTCTTCGAAGCGAATCAATGTCGCATTCCCGAACGAAACAGGCACTTCCTTGTTGTTTATCTTTGTAAATCTAACCATTTGTAATCCGTGTTTGTGGTGTGTTCATTTTAATTATGCGTTTGTTCCGCGATAAACCGCTCCAGAAATAGTAAATGTTGCGGATACAGATGTATTGTCTTCAACCGGAGTATTAACTTCCCAGCTCGTGCAATACGCACTAAAGGAATAGAAGTTGTATCCGGATGTGTTTTCGGTCAATGTCAAAGCCAAAACAGTTCCGTTATCAAGTGCATCAAATAAAACATCTGGTTGAACATTTGTTGATGTTTCGCTATACAATGCTTCAACGGTTAAGGTTGCTGATTTTTGACCAGGTTTGTTAGAAACCCATCCAGAACTAGGAGAATCCTTTGTGAGTATGTTTCTCATTTCGCGAGTTACGGATAATGTTGCGGATGTAGCTTCTCCGATTGCAGTAGTTCCATCCTTATATACCCGTAGGTCTGTTCCGTTGATTATGTCATTAACTGCCATTTTTCTATGTTTTTATATTTTAAAATAATTTGCGTTTCTTTTTCTTTGGTAATGCAATGTGTTCTTTAAGTTCTTTTATTTCATTCTCTTTTTGAATAATCTTTTCCAATCCAAATGGCAAAACTTCTTCGCATATTCCATCTGCAATCAATTCCAATGCCTTCTTTTTCATTATATGCGCTCTCAATCCTTTTGTAATTACTTTATTTGTCGCCGGATTCAACCAGTCCTTTAAAAATAAAACTTCCATTACCTTTCGCGTTTTAATCTAATTTGATAATCTTGAGTAGCGTAAAAAACACCCAATTCCGCATTATAATCTCCATCGCTACTATTCATCATTGTTATCCTCTGAATTGCTTGTCCGTTTATAGTTCCGGTATAAAAATCTAAAGTTGATCTAATTGCTCCGGCTAAAGTCACATTTGTATCAAAATCATTCGCATACATATCGATTTGAACCGTAATCACATCCAATGGCGAAGAACCATCTTTGGTCATAGACGGCTCTGTATCCGTTGTCGTATATACCACAAAAGGAAACTCTGCAAATTGCGGAACAGAAACAGGATAGATACGACTACCAACAATATCAGTAACAGAACTTGCTCCAGAAAGTAATCCGTAAATCGCCTTGCCAATTTCATTCGTTGTCATTAACTAACCTTGCTTAATAGTTTGACAGTTTTATTTAAATATCTATCAACTGAATTTCTAATTTGATTATAAACAATCCCTTGAGTTTGTCTAAATGCCTTTATCGTTACCTTTTCACCAAATTGTTTAGCACCTCCAAATATCATATGTGCATACCATCCATTGAACCTTTTATCGTTTGGATTTATTACACTTTTTTTCTTACTAAACATCGGACCAATAACTCCAATAGGTTCTTTATATCCTTTTTCTTTCGATATTACTTGAATCGAACTTTTAATGTTACCTAATCCAAATTTATATCTAATTTTTCCTTTACCTTTTGCAGCTCTTTTACTTCCTTCACTTTTATAAAAATATAAAACATCAGGTCTTAATTTCTTTGGAGTAAAATCTCTTGTGAATCCTTTTTGTCTTCTTCTTTTTTCAGCTATTGGTGTTAATTCCCTTGCTCGTGTTTTTATGGTTTCCGAAGCTGGATATATAATGTTTTTAACTGCTTCTTCATCTCTAATCGACTTTAATAGTTTTTCAATATCTTTATTAAATTGCCTTAAATCAACTTCGCTTAACCTTAATATTCTATCACCTTGATTCTGATTTCTATAACCACCAGGAGTGTTTAGCCTTTTTGCCGCTAATGTTCGATTGTAATTCGAAAACCCTAATATCCGTTTATAAACTCCCATCAGTTCCTCGTTTTTGCTTCAAGAATCATAAATTGCTTTTCTTGTTCCGGCAATATTCGTTCTATGTCATATACCTTTGAATCAAAACTAATCCGCATTTTTTCATTCAAATCAGTTCGGTATCGCACCGTAAACTTTACATTCCCAATCGAAGTTTCCCTCGCAACCATTTCTTTCTCGTCTGTGCCTACTCGTTTGTATTCAACCGCTGCCCATACGGTTGCAAAGGTTGACCAAGATTTGTTGACTTGTCCAGAAGCAGAACGAGTTTCGATTACTGATTGAATTACAATCCGTTCATTCATCCTACCTAAAACCTCATTCTTTTTCCAAATCATATCCCTACGAATAAATTGTAATTTAATCTATCAAGTAACGATTGCGAAGCCGAGTATTTTTCCTTTGCATAATCGCTACGGTTGTGATACATATCCGATAGAACCAATCTGACCGCTTGTCGTATCGAAGCCGGTACATCCGAAGCTGCGTTTCCGTATCCGACTACGTATGTAACCGTAAGCGAATTGATTTCGGCTAATATATCTGGGAATACTTCTCCGTAAGCTGGTGTAATTCGTGCAGCTTTACGATGAAGGTCAACCTTGTATAAGGAACTGTTCCAAGTCTGTTCCACCTCGGATGTGTCTGTATAAACGATTGACGTAACGGATTGAACCGGATGCGCAGTTAAATACAATGTTGGAAACAAATCCGTTATTTTCGCTTTAGGAACTTTGTCGTAAACTTCCGAAACAGTTTGTGTAATGAATTTTTGACCCAAGTATTCTTCGCAATAATTCGTAGCAGCTAATATAAGGTCATCAATAAGCGTATCATCAGCGGATGTGTCAAGTTTTAAATAATTCTTTGCCTCACTTGTGGTGAGCATTGGTGTAGATGGACCTGATGTTACCTTAAAATAACCCATTATTTAGTTTTACGAGTTGTTCTTTTTTTAGCTTGTGTAGTTGCCGATTCCGCTTCGCTTGATGTTTTGGTTTCAACCTTTTTTGTCGGTGCATCCACTAAAACCGCGTAGCCTTCTTTTATTAATTTATCTGCCAATTCACTTTTAACAAGTCCAGAATGACCCGCATTATAAGCCATCCTGAACTTGCCTGTTGGCGATTTGATAAATTTAACTCTTACCAAATCCGACATATTAATAAGGTTTTTTCAAAGTGATTCTATGGGTATAAACCGCAGATTGAGTACCAGTACCGGTAATTATAATCCTTTGTCTTACACCATATACATCACCAGTCATATCTGTGATTTCTCCGTCTGCATCAACTGAATCAGTTGCTATTGTGTACCACTCATCGCCGCTTAATGCGTTTGATTCTTGAACAGTCAAAGTTAAATCAATAGTACCCGATTCTTGAACACCTTTTACAGTATGATTGTACTTCCAGAATGAATACAAATAAGGATCGATTGTAATGGTATCTGCTTCGGTATCGGTGATAGTATCACTTGCAGTCGTTCTATAAATCTCGTATCCGGCATCGAACTCGGAGTTCCTTGCTGCCGTGAAGATTAGAGATGCAGCCAAAATGACTGCACCACCTACTAACATTAATTTATTCATTTTATTTTCCATTTTGGATTATTTAATTAGATTCCTTGAACTACGGAAGCATCTTTCATCGCAGAGAATGAAGCAGCGTGTCTTACTGCGATATCCCACCAAGAATTAACTACCAATGTAACCAAGGCATTTTTCGCTCCACTGTATGGGTCTACGACAAGGTCTATTCCTGCCCACTGACCAATAATGAGTTCGCTAAAATTACCAAAGATAATCGCGTGAAGGCTTGAACCGTTACCTTTTGTCAAGTCAGAAGGAACTAAAGTAGAAACTCTTGCTCTATATCCGTTTAATTGTCCTTCTCCAGCAACCGCACCATCAACGAAAATAAACTGTGCAGTATTGTTTGCTTTTTCAGCAGTTTTCAAGTAACCTCTAACTCCAGGAGTAGTTAAGTAAGCCAAGTTGCCGAAATCAGCATTGGCAGAAGCTACATCCGTTTCCAATTCGATTATGTTAGCAAATGTTGGATTTGCCCCATCAGTTCCACCGGCTACATCTCCGATTCCGCTTGTGTTTAGGATACCGGTTGGTTGATTTGAAGAACCAGAACCATTAATCGCAGCAGTATCCAATGCGTTTGCAATAGCAATACTCAAACGGTTTCTTACCATATTTTCAACATCGATGGTTGATTGAACCATTAATTGCTTACTAATATCTGTGAATGCCCCGAGGCGGTTAGGGGACATTTGTATCCGGTCGAAGGTGGGGGACGTCTCTTGATTGATGTCATTTTCGCCCTCCCATTGAGCTGTAGCAGCAGCATCGTTTCGTGGGAAATCAATGTTTGAAGTCAATCCGGTAAGGTAAGTTGCTCCTAATGATTCAGTTACTAATCTTGGATCAAGGAATGGAATCAAATCACCAACTTCAGTTTGAATTGTGAATCCACCTTGAGTGGTAGTACCAGCAGTCATATCTCTTTTAGTACCCGGAGTTCTCATTAACATCTTTGGAACGGTTAAGTTACCATTCGGAGAAACACCAGCTTGTCTTGCCTCGTGAACACCTTCTTGGTGCATTTCAGCTGCAACACCTTCTAATCGTCCTCTTTCCACTAATTGAGTGATTGCGCCATCTTTACCGGTCAATCTAAATTCGGTAGAAACCTTTTCTTCTTCTGTTTTCTTGCTAACATTTCTTCTCGCGTCCTCATTAGCCTTTCTTTTTGCTTCTTCGTTTGCCTTTCTTAATTCTTCGGCTTCGATAAACGCTTCTCTCTCGATAGACTTATTTAAATCTTCCGCTCTTTTGCTTAATGAATCCCACTTTGAGTTCATTTCTTCGGTAAATTCATTACCACCGGCAGAACGGTGCAAAGCAGTCATTTGCTCCAGCACTTCCGCCCTTTGCTGACGTAATTCGTCTGATTTTTTCATAATTAATTTGAATTTAATTTTAGTAAATATAATTCACGTTGCTTAATCGCATCCGTGCTGGAATTATCTTCCGTTTTATTATTCTTGTTTAAAATCTCCTTTGCTCGTGCCATTACCGATGTAGCCTCGTAAGCTGGAAAGGTAACCGGAGCAACATCGTATAATCGCTTAATTTTCTTAATCGTTCTAAAAACGTTCCCATTTTCCATTCGGAACTCGTCATCCTCAATAGTGAACGCGAATGAAGATTGACTAATATCGCCTCGCTTAATTGACTCGTACATATCTCGCCCTAATTGCGTATCTGGTAAATCGACTTCGTATGCTAATCCTTTTTCATCTTTCATTAGTCGAAGCGTTCCGGAAACGGTTCTGCCAAGTACATAATTTTGGTCGTGATTGAACAATGCGCGAACATCACTCATATCCGTTTCATCGAACGCACTTGAATCGATTTGCTCAATAAAGCCACCTAAATCACCAGATGGTGAATTGAATGTGGCTGCGTATCCGCGTACGGTTTTCTTTTCCTCTCCATCCATCGCCCTCAACTCCAATCCGAATGTTCTTATTTCTTTTTCCATTATTGTTATGTGTTTTCTTTAGAATTCGATGCCAATGGCATTCCGTATTCGTCACCACCTTCGTAGCCGTTCAATCCTTCTTTTTTCCTTATCTCGTTTGGATTCAATGCGCGAATGTTATACATTGTTTGGTATAATCTGGCTCTTGAATCGGTATCGCCTTGCAATAATCCATCCAAATCAAATTTGACAAAGGTTTTTCCCCATTGGTCACGCGGAAATAACTTGGAATTAAATTCGGATTCGATTCTCTTGGTCCAACTTCTCAACGTGTACTGAACAAATATTCTATTTAATAATTCAGCATTATTAAAGGTTTCGGATTGACCCAACAACGTAACCGGAACACCGGTGATATTGCTTATGTCCGTGATGGTAAGTCTTCTTCCTTCTATGTCATTTGCGTCAACTCCTTTTCCTGTAGCTCTATATTTAACTCCATTACTTAACAATGCCGTTTTCCCACTATTGTCTGGTCCTTGGTAATTACGATTCCAACTCTCCTGGATTATATCGCGTTGCTCCTTTGATAGTGCTTGATCCGTTTCCAATACACCTCCAATTTGTGCTCCGTTACCATAGAAATTCGCACCGTGTTGGATTTCAGCTATTCCGCGTCCAAGTGTATCTTGCTGGTAATCAATAACTGATTTGCCTAAAATTCCATCTTCGGAGTACATACGCAAATGAATAATTTCCGAAGCTGGAACAGACGCGCCGTGTTCGTGGATGTAATAAAAATATTCTCCTTCAACCTTGAATTGTTCCCATTCTTCCGTAATTAAATGCAATCTGTCAATGTTTCCAGAAGAATCGGTCATTATATGGATTAATGCGTTTCCACCTTTGTAGTTAGACGATCCGGTAAACATTTGCCTCACCAAGGTTTCCATATAGGTGAACTTGTCGCGAGTCGGCTCTGGTCGGAAATTGATTAAAGGATATAACGGATGGTTTACGGCTTCGGTTATGTTTCCTTCTTCGTCCTTGGTATATACAGAAAAAGGTAAAGATGCAATTTGTTCGGATAATATCGTTACCGCTCTAAAATAAGCTGGTATTGCTTGGCTTGTTTTCCAATTAACGCTAACCTTTGCTCTTGAAGCCGAGAATAATACAGTTTGCCAAGTTGACCAATCCTTTGCTGGTCCAATCTTGGAATAAATGGCTGCCCTTACCGTCTGAAACGGCTTAATTACACGTTCGATTAATCCCATAGGCAAATATTTGCGATTTTTATTGGTAAAAACCAAAAAATAATTAACAAAGTGTTGTTATTTGTTAACTTTTTGTATATTGTGCTATTCATTAATCAAAAATCAATCAAAATGAACGATTACAAAGACCTTTTTTCTATTTACGGTGAGTTCGATGGCAAATTTTACCTTGAAACGTACAAGGATCACAAAGCAGCCTATTCAAGATATAGCGAATTATCTTGGAAGATGTTGCAACGCGCTACAAAACAATGGAAAAGAAATCCAGATTTGATTCCGCAGTATTATGAAACAACTAAAGATGGATTCAGTAAATCAAGTCATTGTCGAATCGGACACATTTATATCGATAGGATTCCGGAAGAACACGAAATAAATTAGTATATTCACGCATCAAAGTTGGTCATAGTTACGGTTTTTATTACGTTGCCGCTCATTTTTTGGGCGGCTTTTTTTATTTTAATATACCGCGTAACCATTTCGACTTCATAACTCTGAACGTTCCGTAATTTTTGTACTTGTTAATTCCTTTTTGTTTAAAATGCCATTGTTCTGTAGCGATATACGCTTGGTGATAACTCATTTTGGTATCGACTATGCTAAAAAAGTAGTCGAAGTATTCCTTGTTGCTCATTTTGTGTAATTATATGAAAGATATAACCTCATCTGCGTTGAATGGTGTTTGACCTTTTTTGCTATCCATATAGGCTGCATAACACATCGCCAAAACGACCATTCCATCGATTTTCTCTTGGCTTTTGGATTTGTCAAACATAATCAATCCGGTGTGATTGGTTTTGATAGTAATATTACCAGCCATCCATCTCAAAATCGAATCACCACCGTGCCAAACCTGACCTTTTTCGATTAGGGCTTCCAATTCTCGAATCGGCTCGTTATATGAAACGACCGTTTGTCGAAATTCGCGCATCGGAACACCTTCCGCATAAAGTTCAGAAGCGAATTGAGTCGATTGCCAAGGATCATAATATATTTTTTGAATCGAATAATTATCCATTGATTCGTTTATGTCAGTACGAACCGCATTGAAATCGGTTACATTTCCTTTCGTTAGGTTTAAATTTCCCTCCTTCGCCCAATCCAAATACGGAACTCCATCCTTTTTGGCTCTAAATTGCGCTCCTTCTTCTGGACAATAATATTTTGCCTTAAATATGAAACTGTCGCGATCTGGTGTTGGTGGGAACAAGATTCCAAAACAAGTTAAATCCCATTTGGTAGATAAATCCACCGCAGCGTAACATTCGCTGCCAATTATTTCGGATTCAGATACGGATTTATTTCCTTTCATCCAAATCTTGTCTGTTATCCAAGTTTTGGATTGCCGGACCCATATATTAAGGTTCTTGGTTTTAAAATTAATCTCGGCAGATTGGCCTTCGTTTATAGCTTTTGTGTATTCCGTTCTCAATCCTTCCCAACTCGGAGTTGTGCCAATGGATGGATTTGCTTTTTGCCAGGTTTCTTCCTTGTGCCAATCATCTTCCTTGTTAGCTGCGAAGATTAGTCCGAATGTACTAATGTCATCCTTCTTTCCAGATACGATGTCATTCACAACCTTTCTGTATTGATGGCAAGGTCCATTGATGTTGAAACCAGCAGTTGTAATTATAAACAACAAAGGTTGCGTTCTATTTACCATTCCAGATGCAAGGTTACGCAATATTGAATCGTCCTTTGCTTCGTGATACTCATCTATTATTGCAAAATGCGGACGCACTCCATCCAATGTTTTTGAATCGGCTGCAATAGGTTTGAAAGTGGATTCGCCTTGCAAGTTTTTTAATCCACGAGTTGTAATCGAATCGTACACCTTGCAAATACTTGCAAATTTTTTAGACTCTTGCATAAACTGGGTAGCCATTACTTTTCCGGCATTCCAACAGATTGTTGCTTGGTCATACTTGTTTGCAGCCGAATAGCACTCCGCGCCCATTTCTCCATCAAAAAACGCACCGATTACACCTAACGCACCGGCAAATTCTGATTTTCCATTTTTCTTACTTACTTCCACATAAGCCTTTCGCGTAACTCGGTAATTGTTGCGTTTGTATTTCCATCCAAATATCCAGCTTAATACAAATATCTGCCAAGGTAATAATTGGAATGGTTTTCCGTAATACTCTCCGGATGTATGTCGAAGCATTCTGAAAATAGTAATAATCCTTTGAACACCTTCGGCGTCGTAATATATATCCGGATTCTTTTCGAATTGCTCCCATCTCTTGACCGCAGCCAATTCTAAATCGCCACAAATCCTTTTGCCCTCCAATACGTCAGATATGTATTCGCGAACTTCCAATTATCCGGTATGGCTCTGGTTCATAATGATGTCGAATGGATCACTTACTTCTTCGGATTGTTCGTTTCTCATTTTGTCGCGAACGGCTGGTGTTAAACCGAGTTGCTTCAAGAATCCTTCAACGTGAGCGAGATGCGTTTTGTACACGGTCAATTCCGGACTGACTTGCCTGGAACCATTTGGATACGTTTGGATTTGGTTTCCTTTCAATTCTGCATCGGCTTCCTCTAATAGCTGAATTGAACGAGCGCATCTGGTTACAATCACCGAATCCGCTTCGTTTAGTAATCCGCAGTATTCCAGGTCTTGGACCAATCTGTCAAAGTACCTTTGTTCTTGAATGTTTAGCTTCTTATATGGTTTCATAAGTTTCAATATTTTCTGAAAGTTGTGAAAGTCCCCTCTCGGTTAAAATTGGTGTGAGAAAAAAGGTACT